CTTCGTTGGAAGCGGCTGTCATTCAGATCGCTGGTTGGACCGACGAGCGTGGTCTCTTGATCGCGGCGAAGCCCAACAAGCTCATCGTTCCCCCGGCTTTGATGTTCACTGCCAAGCGCCTCCTCGACACGGAACTCCGTGTTGCGACCGCTGACAACGACATCAACGCTCTCAAGGCGATGGGTTCGATTCCGGGTGGTTACACCGTGAACCACTACCTGACCGATACGAACGCTTGGTTCTTGACGACCGACGTTCCGAACGGCATGAAGTACTTCGTTCGTACCCCGCTGCAAAACAGCATGGACGGCGATTTCGACACCGGCAACGTCCGGTACAAGAGCCGCGAGCGTTATAGCTTCGGCTTTTCGGACCCGCTGGGCATGTTTGGTTCGCCGGGCGCGTCCTAATAGGTTGATGGTGACCTAGAGAGATTGGGGGGCTGCAAGTTAAACAGGCTTGTAGCCCCTCTTTTTTGGTGATATACAGTCGTTATCGGGAAAAATTTTGTTTACCAGACAGCCCCCGACTGACGACATGCAGACTGGTAAACACAACTCGCATGTGAGGAATTGAAATGGCTACTACTACGTTTTCCGGCCCGGTTGTTTCACAAAACGGTTTTCAGTCCAACACTCTTGTGATTGGCAGCACGATTCTGACTACGGGCAGCGCGGTCTCCGGTACGGTCGGTGCGACTCAGCTTGGTTACATCCCGGTCCAAATCGGTGGCGTTACTAAGTACATCCCACTGTACACCAGTCTGACTCTGTAAGTTTTCGTAGGGGGGCGTTAGCCCCCTTCATCCATTACAGGAGACTCAGATGGGTATGCAAACAGATGTCTTAGCTAGTAAGGTCGCCGTTGCTGCTGGCGACCTGCTGGATCAAAATAGCCTTGTTATTGGACGTTCTCGCGTAAAAGCGATTTATATCGTCCCTGATACAAGCGCAGGCACAGTGACTTTTCGGGATGGCGGGGCTTCTGGCCCAGTCAAGATCGTCGTAAATACGCTGGCTTCTTCGACCAGCCCCGACTATGTTCTTATGCCGGGCGAAGGTCTGCTTTTCCAGACCAGTATTTATATCGTCCCGTCAACCGTAATCTCGACGATGGTGATTTATGGCTAAAACCCCGGCTTGGCAGCGCAAAGAAGGGAAAAACCCAAAAGGCGGTTTAAATGCCAAGGGACGGGCGTCGTATAACGCCGCTAACCCCGGTAAGCCGGGGCTGAAACGTCCACAGCCGGAAGGTGGCGCTCGTAAGAAATCATTCTGCGCGAGAATGTCAGGAATGAAGAAAAAACTAACGAGTGCCAAGACCGCCAATGATCCCAACAGCCGTATCAACAAGTCCCTCCGAGCATGGAACTGTTGAAATGGAGATGCTGGTTTGGAACATGGTTCTTACGGGAATCGTGGCCGTTTTGGGTTTTGTTGTGAAAGAAAAGTTCGCTGAACTTCAGCGGTTGGGGATTCTCCTCAACAAGACCCGAGAAGAAGTGGCTCGTGATCATGTCACCCGTGCGGAAGTCCGAGCCGATGCCCAGATGCTCCTTGACCGGCTTGATCGGTTGGAGCAGAAGATAGACAGGTTGGTGAATCACAATGCCAAGCAAGTCTAAAACACAGCGTAACTTTATGGCCGACAAGGGCCGCAAATTTAGGAGTAAATCGAAATGAAATTTGGCAAAGGTAAGGCTGATAAAGCCGGTCGTGCCATGAAGAACCGCACCGCCGACAAAGTAGGTCGTGCAATGGTCAAGAATATGGCCGCTGGCGGTCAAGTACCGGCTAAAAGACGTATGGGTTCAGGGTCTATGCAACGAGCCTCTGAACAACGATTCCGCGATAAAATTTCTACCCCAGTAATTCCCGATCCGGTCAAATATCCGGAATACATCGAGGAAGTTGGCGAGGAGCGCATTAGCGGCCCCCGTATGCGTAAAGGCGGCATGGCTAAGTCCAAAATGGCTGATAAGGCCGGTCGCGCCATGAAGAACCGTACGGCTGACAAGATGGGTCGTGCGATGGTCAAGAACAAGAAAATGGCCGGTGGCGGTATGGCTTATTCGGACGGTGGTTCTGTCTATCGCAAGGGCGCTGATGGCGTTGCTACGAAGGGCAAGACCAAGGGCAAGATGGTTCGCATGATGATGGGCGGAGTTTGCAAATGAGCAGTGGTCCAAAAACTCGCGGATCGTATGGTCCGACCAGTCCTCGTGGTCAGGCTGCGACTCAAAAGCAGGCTGCCGCTATTCAAGCCGTCAAAGATCAAGACATGGCTAAGAAGATGCGCGAGGCTTATGAGAACTTCCAGAAGAGTCCGGAAGCCGACACTATTGGCATGAAGCATGGCGGCAAAATCAAGAAGATGGCCGAAGGCGGTATGACCGACGAAGAGAAGTATGGAAAGGTCGGCGCTGAGATTCGCAGACTTGATCCGGAAGCCTATAAAAATAGGAAGGATCGTTCGGCTGAAGCCAACCTTCGCTTGCTCAAGGAACTGCGCGAGAAGTCGCGTGGAACCCGCAAAATGAGCACTAAAGAGTTCATCGAGAATTACGAAAAGTCGGATACCCCGGCTGGTCGTGTAACTAAGACTGAGACCAAGGTTGAGATGCCAACTTCTAGCGGTGCCCGTTCAGGCGGTCGCGGCAGTAAACCGGGTTCGGCTCGGGTTGGTTCTGGCCGTTATGATGACCCAACTAGCAGCTATGGCGAACGTGTTACCGCTCCTTTACGTGCTTTTAGTGACATCTTTGGTCGCCGTCGTGAAGAAGGCGTCATGAAGAATATGGGCGTTGACCGTGTAGAAGCGGCTCGTAGATTGGCGAATCTTGACAAAGTTCGTAAGTCTGAGGGCATGAAGCACGGTGGCGACGTTAAGAAGTACGCCAAGGGCGGTTCGGTTTCCTCCGCTTCGCGTCGTGCTGACGGTATTGCCAAGAAGGGTAAAACCAAAGGTCGGATGGTCTAATCATGGCATCTATGCGAATCCCCAAATACACGGCTGGCATGTTTAAACGGAAAATGCCCCGCTTTGGGGCTTCGTCTATCAAGATGCCACGTATGCCTAAGCCTCCTAAGCCGAAAGCAAAGAAGTTTGCGGACGGTGGTGAGATTGAAGAGATCATCATTGGTCCCGGCGCTGCTCAAGAAGAGTTTGCTGACGAGATGGCTCAAGTTGAAGAGCGTAAAAAGCAGAACGAGCAGAAACGCCGTGATGCAGAGAGTAAGGCTCTCGTTAAGAAATACTACGAGGCCAAGAAGAAACGAGCCGAAATCAACGAAAAAAACCGAGAAAAGTCTATCAAACACTTTACCCGTAACGTACGTACAGCACGTACTGGCGGAAAGATGGACTCTTGCTGCCGTGGTGATGGCGTTGCTCAGCGCGGTAAGACCAGAGGCAAGTTCGTATGATGGCTTCCCGAGGCATGGGCGCGATTAGTCCGAAGAAGATCCCCCGTGCCAAACGGCGGGGGGATAACGAGATTGTTGAGGGTACTGATCGTCCCATCCGCCACGCCAAGGGCGGTAAGGTCAAGAGCAAGGTCAACGAGGCTGGTAACTACTCCAAGCCCGGTATGCGTAAAGCATTGTTCAACAGCATCAAGAATAGTGCTGTTCAGGGCACGGCGGCAGGGCAATGGTCGGCGCGTAAGGCACAGTTGCTGGCTAAGCGGTATAAGGAAAAGGGCGGCGGGTACAAGTCATGAAGGCTCCGCAGCAGTCGTTAAAGGCATGGACTGCCCAGAAGTGGAGGACGAAGAGTGGTAAACGATCTTCTGATACGGGTGAAAGATATCTACCAGAGGCTGCGATCAAAGCTCTCAGCCCTGCTGAGTACGCCCGAACCACTGCCGCCAAGCGAAAAGGCAAAGCCCAAGGCAAGCAGTTCGTCGCCCAGCCCAAAGGCATCTCGCAAAAAACCCGTGCGTATCGTCAAAAAGGTAAATAAACATGGCTAAAGATTTTCCGGATTTGAACAACGATGGCAAAGTAACTCGTGCCGATGTCCTCAAAGGGCGTGGTGTGTTTAAGAAAGGCGGTTGGATCAAGGACGCTATCAAGAAGCCGGGCGCTCTGCGTTCGGCTATGGGCGTTAAGGCTGGCGAGAAAATCCCGGCCAAGAAACTCGCTGCTGCGGCGAAGAAGCCCGGTAAAATGGGGCAACGCGCTCGCTTGGCGCAAACGCTTAGGAAACTAGGTAAGTAAGCGTGGCTGAGACAACCGACATCGAGATGTTCAAGGCACAGGTTCAGGCCGAGTTAAATCGGCTTGAGGCTAAGTCGTCTGCCAAAGAAGTCGCCGGCAAAGCCATCGGCAAGGACGGCCTAAAGTACATCACGGCCATCGTCGTGATCGGTGTTGTTTCTAGTCTTTTCTTGGATAACGACAAGATTGCCGCCGTCATGGGTTTGCTTGGTGCGTCTCTAACCGCCTTGATCTCAATGCTGAACGGGATTGCAGGCACGGTCGAGAAGGAAGAGAAACCAGAATTTAAGGTCATCAACGAACTTATCGCCAAACTCGATAAACTGGATCGGAAAGAAATGCCGATGCGAGTGGACGTTGAGGGCGATCATGTCACCGTCACCAAGGGTGACGACGTAGTGACAGCGAGGAAGTAATGGTAGACAAGACTACAGCTACGACAGACTTCAACCTCGACCTCAATACGATCATTGAAGAGGCGTTTGAGCGTTGCGGTGCTGAACTGCGTACGGGTTATGACTTTCGTACGTCGAAGCGTAGTCTTGCCCTGCTCCTGATGGACTGGTCAAACCGAGGTATCAACCTCTGGACGCTAGAGGAAGGCACCAAGACGCTGACCTACAACCAAGGGACGTACGATCTGCCCGTGGATACGGTTGACTTGCTTGACCATGTGATTCGCACGGGGTCTGGATTGAATCAGCAAGACATCAACATCAGCCGTATTTCGTCCAGCACCTACGTCTCCATCCCGAACAAGAATGCGACGGGTCGCCCGATTCAGATTTGGATCAATCGACGTACGGGAGCCACGGGTGCGGATAACGTCATTGTCTACCCGCAGTTTACGGTGTGGCCGAAGCCCGACAACAGCACAACTTGGATTCTGTATTACACCCGTCTTCGTCGGATGTTTGACCCCGGTACGGGCGTGAACGGACAGGATATTCCGTTCCGGTTTTTGCCCTGCATGGTGGCGGGTCTGGCCTATATGCTGTCGATGAAAATTCCCGGCGCGGAAGCTCGCACGCAAGTTCTGAAAGCCCAGTACGACGAGGCTTGGGACTTGGCGGCGGGTGAGGACCGAGAAAAGGCGGCGGTGCGGTTTGTCCCGCGTGAGAGCTTCTTGGGTGGCTACTAATGCCAAACAGGTTCGCAAGTGGCAAACACGCGATTGCGATGTGCGACCGGTGCGGGTTTCAGTACAAACTGCGCCAGTTGAAGTCGATTGTGATCAAGACCAAGAACGTGAATATCTTGGTCTGTCCGGAGTGCTGGGAGCCTGACCAACCCCAGTTGTCTCTTGGTCTGTATCCTGTGGATGACCCGCAGGCTCTACGGAACCCGAGACCGGACACGAGTTACTTTGCGGTCGGTAATGACGGTGCCAATGGTAGCCGTCAGATACAATGGGGCTGGGCACCCGTGGGCGGGGCCAGAGCGGATGATGCCGGACTGACGCCTAATGATTTAGCGCCGTTCGGTGAAGTAGGAACGGTGACGGTCGTTACGACCTAGGAGACTGAGATGAAGAACGGTGATGCAATGAAAGCGTTGAAGAAACACGCTTCGCTTCCGGCGAGTAAAGCTCACGGTATGCGTGCTGGTGGCAAGACCAACAGCGACATGAAGAAGTACGGTCGCGGCATGGCTAAGGTCATGAATCAGCGCAGCCCCGTCCGTAAGTCCTCTGGCCCGAGGTAAGTGCCATGAAAGAATTAAATCCCGGCAAGATCAGACCGAACACCGACTCGACGGGGCGTAATGGCTACCCGGAGAAGGACGTAAACAAGGGCGTCACCCACATGGATATGAAGGGTGCTGGTGCTGC